CTCAAGGTGACCCAATCCACCTCGGCCATGCGCCGATCGCGCTCAGCCCGGACCTCAGCGCACTTTCCGGCCTCGGTCATCACACTGACCCACGATTCCGTGGTCTCATCCCACGTCCAGCTGGACAATTCATCGGCGCGGATGGGCGGCATCGGGGGCTTGTAGGGGACCACAAGCCCACTCGCAATATCAACACGCTGTCGCATGTGGTCGAAATCACCCTCTAAAACCATAAGCCCGGACTTTGCAGGGGCGTCAAATGTCGGATCACTGCAACCGACTGACTCACCTGTAAATATTCCTGTCTCTTGGTCATAGTAATAAAAATTTTTCATCTCTTAATCAATGTTGAACGCATCGAGAAATTATTTATTGTTCCCGCATTAACCGCATTGGTCGTATCGTACCTTGCGCTAATTGACGCAATAGGCAAGCTTGGACCCGCAAAGGTCACGGTGATAGTCTGGGAAATTTGAATAACTTGGCCAACAAACTGCACACTATACATTGGGGTGATATCCCCGACGACAGTTACACCAGAACCCCCTGGAAATACCGGGAATTGCATCCATACTTGATGAGGAGCCGAATACGTTGTGCATGTGTATCTGGCCCCGATTGTTATCTCATACGTCCCAAGCTGTGCGTATTGCGTGGTAACCACATTAACCTGTGTGCCATACGCCCCCCCGATATACATCTGGGCAACAAAGTTTGTCAGCACTAGTGTGGCAGCGTTCGCGGCGATTTGCCCCGTGTCCACGGATCCCGCTCCAACCGAAGCGACCCAGGCCCCGCCCGTGCGGACGTATTGCACCCCCGTGCCGCTGTTCTGCCAAGTCGTCCCGTTGGGCACGTAGACGCCCCCCGTGGTCGGGTCAGTCGCCTGGTTGAAGACCTTGACCGCCGGCGGCGCAGAGAGCGCCCCCACAGCCCCGGTCATCGTGTAGCTATAGGCTGTGACGGCCGCCAGCGACTCTTCCGCCGCCTGATAGATGTTGAAGCTGGTGAACTTGAAGTAGATCACCCGGCCGACCTTAAGCGGGTCCAGAGCGCCCGTCTTGACGATGGCCGAATCGACGCGGACGAATGCATCTCCCACAGTATGCGCTGCCGCCGCCGGCGTGCCGTAGGCGCCCCGGTTAAGGCCTCCCAGGGTGTAGCTGCCCGCAGAGACCAGCGTGGCCCCGGCGTACGCCAGGTACTCGGGGTTGGCTCCGCCGACATAGCACAGGGTGCTGAGATTGGTGGCATCCGTGGCGCTGCCGCTGATCAGCGCACCCGCACCGATCGAGACCCCCATCGTGGCGCCAGGCACCGAGGTGATCGCGCCGTAGCGACTGCCGCCGTAGACCCGGGTCAGGCGACCGTATGTGAGGTTGTCGTAGCTGATCCAGACCGTGCAGCCGCCCCAGGCCGCGGCTGCCCCTTTGACCGCGATGTACAGCTCAAGGCCGGAGGAGGTCAGATCCGCTGGGGCCTCGAAAATGACCGGGGCCGTGACCGACCCGGGCGGGGCGAGGTAATTGTGCTGATAGCCGGCCGCCGACTGCGTGCCGTACAAACTGGCCGTGGCAGCGCCCGCCGGAAAGTCCTCGGCCTCCAGCATCAGGCGCTGGCCGTCGTCTTCGACGCGAGTGATGCGCAGCGGGTATAGCGTCAGCTCATTGCCCGGGTCAGTGGCACGCACCACGTCCATGGGCTCCAGCAAATCAAAGGTAAAAGGCAGCTGGAATCGATAGCTGGCGCCGATGGATTGAGATCGCTGCAAGACCAGCTGCGCGACCCGCGTCGCGATGGTCCCGTCGCAAATCCACGGCGCCGAAATGGTCGGCATTGTGCGCAAGCCATTGGCCGAGATGTCGGCGTCGTTTTTGGCTTCAGCAACCGCTTTGTTGTAGAAATTAGAGCGGTCGGAATACTCGACCCGCACGTGATTGAATGTCTCCTCGGGCAGCTTGCGCTCGATCTGGATCAGCTGGCCATCGACAGGAATGAAATGATCGGCCGTCAGATCATAGGCCGGGGTGACGCTGGGCGTGAAAGTCACCCCGTTGCCGGTGACTGCTGTGTCAGCGTAGGGCGTGAGCCGCAGTTTGTCGAATGCCCATTGCGGCGCCAAATTGGCCATGCGGCACAGACTGTCGACCACGTCGGCCAGGCGCTGCTGGGTGGTGAGCAGCGGCGACATCAGCAGCCCCGCTGCGACGACGAAATCAGACGCCGATGCGACATCCATCGCGCCGGTGGGCAGCCGCCCGCCGTAGATGTCGTTGACGGCCAGGCCCGCCACCCAGGCCACGGGGTCGCAGTCCGGGCTGGAAGATGAGACGGAGTACGCGCCCGGCCCGACCGCTTCGATCGAGTGATTGGGCACGCGCGAGGACGACCCCAGCGGGTAAGCCTGCACATGGATCAGGCTGTGCCCCCGGTAGTTGTAGGCCTCAGTGGGGTGCAGCGATGTGACCCAGCTCGGGGCGGTCTGGACGTCAGACGCGGTGATCAGCGTGCCGCCGATCTGGCTCAAAGCCGACTGCGAAGACCCCGACGATGCAACTTGATACGTCAGCGTGACAGTCAGCGAGACATTGCGCAGCCGCATCCAAGGGCGGTTGGCCTTGAAGGTGTACGACCCCGTAGCGCTGACGGTGTAGTCCGCCCCATCGGCCAGTACGCGTTCGGTCATGCCATCGCTGTAATACCGGGTCGAGACCTTGACCGAGCCCGACCAGGTCGCCGGGGCCGTGACGACCGCCTGCACCGTGCCCCCCACTGTGGGCACGGTGTAGGCCTGCGTCAGCTTGGTGGTCACCACCGGGGTGACCGCTGTGATGATGTCTTTGTCGCGCCAGACCCGAGGCACATCGCGCACCGGCACATAGCCCGCAGACATGACTAGCGAGGCCGTGTAGGTGTACGTCGTATTGGTCTGCCGGACCCCGCCTTTACCCCCGTTGGACTGCGTAGACGTGTTCGGGATCGATGTGAAATCGGTGTAGTAGATGATGCCCAGCGGCACGCGCTGCATGCCGCCGAATACCGGGATGCACTGGCCGTAGCTGCTGGTCTGCAGCTTGAGTGCATCCAGCTTCGGATCGCTGGTGGCGATAGTGGTGGTGCCGCCCATCACGCCCCCAGAGCAGGATGAATCCAGAATTCGACCGGGCGATGCCCGACCGGCTCTTCGAGCAGGCGCACCTGCTGCACGCATTGATCCAGCAGCGCATGCAGCAGCAGGCAGCCCATGGGGTGCGGGTCGGTATCGATGACTAGGCCCGCGTGGCTGTAAGTGTTGCCCATTTTCCAGAGCGCCACGTCGCCGGGCTGGACAGCGCGAGACAGGGGCAGCTCGACAAACCCCGCCAGGCGCAGGGCAGCCCGGAAAAGCTCCTCGGTCTGGTGCAGCTGCCACTCGTGCGAGTAAGGGCCCGGGTCGAACGGCCCAGGAATCACGCCGGCGTCATGGAAAGCCCCGGCCAGGAGATTCCCGCAATCCACCCCCACCCCGCGCACACAGCCGTGGTGTCGGTAGGGCGTGCGCTCCCAGGCCATCGCGGCTTGCACGACACGATCCCTAGCCGGCAGCGCACTATCAATCACAAGCGTCGGAATCATCACAGCACCGTCTCAGGGGCCGGCAGCAGCGGCTCGCCGCCGTAGTTGACCAGGTTGTTGAATTTGGCCGGACCACACATCGCGGCGGTTTTGTTGCACCCAGGGCGCACAGAGAAGGTATCACCCACCCCGATATCTGCAAGCCATGGCGCCACGGCGTCGATAGAGCCTCCGGCAGCATGAGTACGGACCTGCCGGCTGACCCCCGCATTGGCCCCGCTGGTGAAAGTCACCACCCCCTGATCGAACCATCCGCCGGCCTGCGCCAGGGCGGAGGCGACGAAGCCCCGCCGGTCGCCGGCCTGGCCGGTGACTGTGCCGGTAATGGTGTACGTGGCCGGGCTGAGGGTGCAGCCGCTGTCAAACAGCGTGCGCCGGCAGGGCCCCTGATAGACCGCGCCCGGCACCATGATGTCGAGCCGGGATGCGTCGGTGCGAACTTCAATCTCAGCCAGGCCCAGACCGGTGCGGGTCCGTCCGATCGCGCCCTGGAATAGCCCCAGCGTGCCCACGGGGGTCATCACGCCCGAGGACAGATCGCCGTACAGCCGCTCGCAGGTCATTCGGGCCCCGAACAGCTTGCCCAGCGCAATGGCGCCGTTGATGCTGCTGCCGGCCACCTGCACGGTGGCATCGGCACTGATCTGCAAAGTCATCGTGTCGACCGAGATGCCGACGCTGCGCTTGATCGTGCTGCGCTTGATCACCGGGCCCAGCACAAACGCCAGCGCATTGACCGTGACAGCGATATCGCCCGAGGTCCAGCGGT